TTGATGAAGCGTGGATGATGCTGACGGACAGACTGTTTACAGATCCATCGCTTTATTTGAACAAGGCTGCACAGATACAATCTTATACGCGCGGCAACAGGACTCATCAATTTGGCTCCGTGGGCGCGGACAATTCAATTCCGATAGCGGAGTGCCGGTTCACGTTGACGATAGATCTGGGTACGATAACCTTCCCGCCGGTCGTGGACAATGTGCTGGCCAAGGTGCATTTCGAAACCAGATATCCGAATGCTTCCGCTAATGAAAATGAAATTCAGCAAGTCATCGCTGAATGGGACTTGCCCGTAACAAAGGAGAAAGAACATGAAGGTGTCTCCAAAGAATGATGATGTGCGTAGGTTGCTGGCACATCCTACCGCTGGGAAATTTCGTGCGGAAGGTTCGTCTGATTGGCCGGATGATTCGTTTACCAATCGTCGTCTGGCTGACGGTGATATAATAAAGGATACTGGAAAGCTTCACGAGGAAAATAAATCACGGAAGGCTAAAGCTGAATAGAACTTCAAACTTCAAAGGAGGGCAGCATGCCCGTCTCTTTTAATCAGATCCCCTCCAATTGGAGGATGCCTCTCTATTGGGTCGAATTGGATCCTTCTATGGCGGGGCTCGGCGTGACACCCGGACGCAGTCTGCTTGTCGGTGTCATGAGCGCTAGTGGCACGGCAACGCCGGATGTGCCGATTGCTTGTGCATCGCAGGCGCAGGCTGATAATTTGTTTGGTCAAGGCTCTATGCTGGCAGGCATGTTCAAAGCTTTCTTCGCTAACAATTGGGCGAACGAAGTCTGGGGATTGCCGGTGGCTGAGCCAACAGGTGCGGCAGCAACAGGAACGATTACGATCAATACGCCACCGACTGCAGCCGGGACGATTGCGCTTTATATCGCCGGGCGTCAAGTCCCTGTTTACGTCGCCGCCAGCGATACGGTTGATATTATCGGTAGCGCTATGGAAGCTGCGATTAATGGCGATGTAAATCTTCCAGTGACAGCGACAGCGACAGCGGGCGTTGTTACCGTGACAGGTAAGAACAAAGGCGTCATGAGTAATGAGGTCAAAATATCGGACAGTTACTATGGCACGGTCGGCGGTGAGCAATTGCCAGCAGGCGTGACATTGACGTATGTGCAGTTGACTGGCGGCACAGGTGATCCGATCTTTACCAATGCCATCAGTGCTCTTGGTGAAACGGAAATTGACTACGTCTGTATGCCATTCACTGACAGCACTTCTATGCTGGCGTGGGAAACTGAATTTGGTTTCTCGGATTCAGGTCGCTGGGGATTTATCCGTCAACACTATGGTCATCTGTTCAGCAGCAAGCGTGGCACCTATATGGATCTGCTGACTTTTGGTGAAACGCGCAACAGCGCACAGATGTCAGTAATGGGGATTGAGTTGGGCAGCCCGACACCGAGCTATGAATGGGCTGCGGCATACTGTGCCAAGGCAGCGCGTGCACTGATCAATGATCCGGCGCGTCCATTGCAGACACTGTCGCTGGCCAGTTGCTTGCCTGCGCAGTCACACTTTCGGTTCTTGCTCTCGGAACTGAATGGAATGTCATTCATCGGTATTGCTACGCAACGCACTCCAGTGGATGTGCCGATGGTCATGCGGGAAAATACGACGTATCAGAAAAACCTGTATGGCAATAGTGATGACGCCTATGAGCTGGTGACGACGCTGGCGACGCTGGCCAAGTTGCTGCGCAATCAAAGGCAAGCCATCACCAGCAAATTCCCGCGTCACAAGCTCGCAGATGATGGCACTCGATTTGGCGCGGGGCAGGCGATCGTCACGCCGAAGATCGTCAAGGCAGAACTGGTGGCGCAGTATCGTATTGACGAGTTCAACGGTCTTGTGGAAAACGGCAAGGCGTTCAAGGACAACTTAATTGTTGAGCGCGATCCGAATGATCCGAACCGTCTTAACGTCCTCTATCCACCTGATCTCGTGAACCAACTTCGAGTCTTCGCAGTGCTTGCTCAGTTCAGGTTGCAGTACGATCGCGGTCTTGACACTGTTGTCGCAGCTTGATCACCAAGCAGTATCGATGATCATTTTAGTTCTGCTGCTTGGTTTTGCAGCAGGACTATTTCTTCCACGTCCATAGAAAGGATTGGACAATGGCTCAGAGAATAGCGGGGATCGCGTATTTGAAAGTAGACGGCAATCAGTATCCGTTGCGCGGCAACTTCACGATCACACCGTCCGTGATTGAAAGAGCGGGTCTCGCTGGACAAGACTACATCCATGGCTATAGTGAGTTGCCTAGGGTGCCGAGCATTGAAGGTGATGTGAGTACGGTGCCGGGTCTGTCCATTGAAGACTTTGAAGCACAGGTCAATGTAACGGTGACGGCGGAGCTGGCGAATAATTCCACGTATGTGCTGCGTGAAGGCTGGTGTGTGTCAGCCCTTGCGATCAATGCTCGTGATGGTTTGGTGCGCGTCAAATGGGAAGGTATCAGTTGCGACGAGATACAATAATTAAAAACAGCGGAGGGAAAGCATGGCTGATGAACCGGAAGTAAAAACGGATGAGCCAAAGAAAGTTAACGGAGTAGAGGTCGCTTCTACTGATCTAGTAATTCCTCTACGCAAGAAAGTCATTGCGCATGGGGAAGAAGTTCAGGAGCTGAAATTCCGTGAGCCAACGGCAGGCGACATTGAAGTTTGCGGGACACCAGTCATGATTGATTTCTTGACAGGTGAGCAGCCTAAGATGACGTTTGAAACAAAGGCAATGTTTGCCATGATGTCGCGGCTGGCGGGAGTGCCGCCTTCTACGATCAAGCAACTGCATCCGAAAGATTGGGGGTATGCAGCCTTGGCTCTGGCGCATCGTTTTTTTATTCCAGAGATGTAGAGGACAACTTCATATTAGATTGTTACAGGCTGGCAAAATACTATGGACGCAATCCGCGTGAGTTTCTTGACATGCCGTTTTCAGAAATAGCGCGGCATATAAAGTGGACGTCCAGACTGGAGCAGATACTGCGTCCTGTGGATGATGACAATGCCTGATGATAATACTGCAGACATTGCATCTACGCTGGCGTTCTTCGGGCAGCTTGGCAAAGGTGTTGATGATCTAAAGACCAAGATCACTAGTCTCAATGAGGCTAGTAATGCCATGAAGAAGATGACTGACGAAACTGAAAAGTTTGGTCAGACCATTCAGCGTCATACACGCACTACGTTTCGTGGTATGGAGGAAGGAGCACTTAATCTAACTCGTGTTGTTGGCGGTGCTGGCGGTCTCGCATTAAGCTTCATCGGCGCAGCAAAGGCGTTGGACTCATTTGCCGTTAGCGCATTGCAGACTAGAAACTTTGCTGTCAATACCGGCTTCTCTACAGAAGCTATCAAGAATATGCGGGTGCAATTGTCCGCAGCCGGACTGAGTGCCAATGAAGCGGCGCAGGGTATCGGCAATATTGGTGCCAAGCTACAGGAGGTCTTGGCGCTGCAGGAGACATCTCCGTTCTATAGAGCACTGCAGGCTAGTAGTCCTGCTCTTGCTGAACAGGTTCGCCAGTTAATGAATGCTGGCAAGCAGCAAGAAGCATTGAATGTTCTGCAAGAAGCTTACAATCATGGTGGTGAACGGTTCAAGGCTTGGCTTCCGACTGTAACTGGTATTTCGCGCGCGGCTTGGGAAGCGCAAGCGCAAGGGATGAAGGGACTGATTGAACCTTGGAAAATCAATGTTAACGAGGCAGCAAAATATCATAGGACGATGACTAATCTTGGTACGATTTTTGACAGTACATGGACAGATATGACCTACACGGTTCTGGAAGGTGTCAACAAACTGATTGGTGGTGATAAAGGTTTTGAAAAATTAAATAGCAAGGCACATGAGTTTGCTGACAGTTTCAAGAAGTGGATTAATGACAGTGTTATTCCGGAAATAAAAAGAACATTTCAAACAGTTCAAGATATTATCAACTGGTTTGAGGGTCGGCAAATTCGAGGGCTGCCTGGAGCATTGACACCGGAGGAATTTCTAAAGCGCCAAAGGGAAGACAAAAAAGATTTCAATATATTTGACTGGCTCGGAGAACAAATTTTTACTCCAGCGCATGCTTCTACAGCGCCTGAAGGTCGTGGGGAATTATTAGTTCAGGAAACTGAAAAGGACTCCAGCAAGATGTTTATTGAGATACGCGATTACATGCAGAA